CTTCGGTTATTTGCAGCTTCTTAATAGTAGCTTTCTTAGCTGCTATTTTCGTTTTGTAGGTAGCGATTATGTCGAGTGATCGTTGTTCGGATGTTAACTGCGATTCTGCATTCGTACGTTTCTTACTGAGTTTATAGATGGGAATTTGCGCATATTCAAGGAGTTGATCATCTCCAAGTTTGTAACGCTGAGAATAATGGACTATGGGATTCGTCGCCCACTTTGGATCATATTCAAACGAACATAGTTTAAGATCCGGACTAACAGTGGAGACCGAGACTCGTGTTATTATATACTGTTCAGACCAGAATCGAATAAGGTTGAGCAGATGTTTGAGTAAGTCGTCACTTGGTCCGGTTGATTCCATTGACATTATTAATGAGTCAAGAGGTCTAGAGTAGGTAAATCCAATAGATCCAGTCTTTCCATCAGTAAGTGCAAACAGCATATTCTCAGTACTAGCCCAGTAACTGGCGGGTAAGCTGGTTATCATCTCACGAACTGATGTCTTAATTGAATTGATGTTGAAATTGTCGACATAATCAATACAGTGGATCCAATTTGGTTTGTATACTTTGTTAAGTAGTTTCGCAAAATTGTGGCAGCTTGATTTGTTGCGATGGCATGTTGTTATGTCAACGGGGCTTGGCTGTAAAGTTTGAGTTACCTTCTGTCTATAGCAAACGCCATGTCGAAGAACCGCGACCACAGATGTAAGGCTGTCCATAAAGAGCTCCTTATCTGTCACCAGAAGGACTCGCTGACTTCTAGTTGATGCTTCGTATGGACGTATTCTCTTAGATGTCTCGAAGTAATCCAGGGACATAACATCAGACATGATAGCGTCTGTATAGTTGATTCGAAGAATTGATGGCATTAATTCTGTAGAAGTTGATGTTTCGACGAAGTGTATATTTGCTGATAAGTTCATTTGTTTGAGTGATAAGAAATTGAATCTAATTCTCGTGAATCCAGGTCTGTCTGTTATTTGTTCAATACCTCGTAGCAATGTTGATCCATATCTCATGTATGATTCGAATGAAGAAACACTGCTATCATAGAAGTAGATAGTCGAGTTCCTGTCATCAAGAAGGAGACTGATGTAATGGCTACCACTGACGTATACGAGAATCAGTATATAGTTTGAGATTCTAATATTTGATAGACTTAGTGAAGGAAACAACTCGACGGCGTTGTCATGAGCTTCCAAGATGTTAATTTCTTCAGTACTTGAAATGTCGAGAAGATTGAAGAGAGTATTGCATACGTTGTTTCCACTAAGAATATGCTCATTCAACGAGCTCATTTGAAGAGAGCTAATTTCACCCTGAAAATCGATATCGCTATCATAATCACCGATCTGAAGTATTGATCCATTAGAACTGCGGCTATTGGTGATTATTTGAGGAACACAAAGCGCATAGAACATGCACTTATTGACATCCTGAGATGGACCGTTTAGGATAACTATCGAGTAATTATCATATGAGCTCATCCTGATGGACGGCTGGACTGCAGAGAAAGAATAATTGAATATATTACGAACTATTTCGCTTTTTATTTGCACAAATTACCTTTTTGTTAAGCTTTTCTTATCTTATTTTGTATTTTCAACTCGTTTATATGATCT